CATTTATATCCATAACAGCACATAATAGCACATTAGGATTATTGCTTATATTATCTAATTCTACTTTTCGCATAACTTCTCAATCTCCCGATTAAGATACCACTGAGCCTTTTTCAGGTCTTCTAGCTTGCTGCCTTTTTTACCAGCTCTTGATATGTACTTGATGACATTGCCAAGGCAGAAGCCTAGTTTCCAAGCTTCAATCACTTTGATAGCCTCATAGGTACTGTCTTGCCCTCCATAGTGAGGAGGGTGATTAACTGCCTGCAATGGATCAGCATCCGGCAGGCTCTCTAGGTAACTGCTAAGAATATCTCCCATAGTTAAAAAGGCAAATCATAAGTTTCTTCAAATATTTTTACTGCTTTTATGGCATTGCCTATCATATTAATTATGTAATTAATATTAAATGCTAATTCGTAGAATTCTTTTTCCTCACATTTTTGAAGCAATAAAATTAGTTCTCCAAATATTTCAAGTGTTTCTTTTTTATAACATCCACCTCCTTGTAACCATAAAAAAATATCCTCATTAAAATCATGATTATCACCAAAATAATCTATTTGATTTTCTCTAAAATATTTTTTGCCAACTAAAATATTTAACCAATCATCAGCATCCATTATACAATCAGTTTTAATATATTTTTTTTGGTCATAACTCCATCTAAAATTATCTCTTAAGTATAATTCTTGAATAAGAGGTATTTCTTTAAGCACTCCCATTATGAGTAGTAGTATAGTGGTTTAGGTTTATTAAACTCTGTCATGCTTATATCCTTTAGCTCATCAAGGTCAGAGTAAAGCTTTCCATTAAAGTACCAGCCTACTTGCCTGGGCTTACTACGCATGTTAATAAGCTCAGCCTTGATGAGAATATCATTGACATCAATGTCATCCTTGCAGTCAATGATGAAGTCTATTAGTTCTTCGATTTGTGATTGATGATTCATAGTTATTTATCTCCGGAATAGGTTTCATCATAGTAAGCCTCTGCCCTATGAGCTGCTCTGAATGCCATGTTCATAGATATAAATGCATCCTCATGAGCCTGCTCAATCTGGTCTCTCTCCATTGCTTTGGCTTTTGCAACAATCGAAGGCAAACATTTGATTGAATCTATCTTGTCAGAATAGACTATTTCAATCTTATGTGCCTCAATTTGCTCAACGAGCCACTCAACTGCAGTCTGTTTATTTTCCATAAGTATTTTCAAAGTAAAAGTTGCCCTTAGTCCAGAAGCACTCAGAAGCCTCTTTAGCCTGACCTGAATTAAATGCCTCCACTATCTGCTCCTTCTCCATTACTTTGGCCTTCTCCAGAATGGCATACCAGGTCATCTTATCCTTTGGCTCTTCCCAGAGGCTCTGAAATAGCCACTCTACTGCTGTCTCTTTACTCTCCATCTTCTTCTTCAATTAGTCGCTCAATAATGTGCTTCACATACATCAATGCGCTATGCCCTCCGGCATAGTAGAAGGAGTTCACAGGCAGCAGCTTCTCCTTGTCCATCATGATCTCCTTACTACCTATCTCCTTGTTTACAATAACCAACAATTGCTCTAGCTGTGTCATATTATTTACCATTTAGTTTGTGATGTTGCCTATGACAAATAGCGCAAAGTGTTGTGCCATTGTTTACATCATATCTTAACTCAGGATGACTTTTATATGACTTAATATGATGTGCATGTAAGTCATCTGAACTTTGGCAAATAGTACAGTTACCATCCCTTAATTTTACTAAAGTAGCCCAAGCTAAATTATTAAAACCTCTTGCTTTTCTAGGAGGCTTTTTATTTTCTGATTTTGGAACATACTTTTTTAAACTTTTTAAATTTTTACTTGGTACTGGTTTGAAATATCTAGTTTCTCCAGGTTCAGTATTAATATCACATTCTATTTCTGATAATAGCGTTGATAATATTGAAGTTGGAGATGAAACATCTGTACTTCTTAAAAAATTCTCAGTGTCCTCAAGAGGCTTAACAACATGATAAAGACTTATGTAAAAACCATTATCTATTTCTGAGGTAAAATAATCAGATGGAACAATTCCTGCCTCAATAACTTTTTTCTCTAGCTGGTCAGAGTATCTTTCATCTTCAAGATAACTTTCATAATCATCATAAGAAAAAATGTTGGCATATTTAAGTGGTTGTGCAAAACCATACAATAGGTCTTTTCCATATTCTTCACCAATGGTAATTAACCAACCTTTATACTCATACTGCTCAAATATTTGCAGCTGCTCTAGCTGTGTCATATTACTAGGCGGTTTAAGTTTAGGTCATAAGCTTCCATAGTCTCCTCCCACTTCTCCCAGATATGAGCCTCATCAATGTGCTTGCCATCATCAGAGGTATCAGTAAGGTCTCTGAGCTTTGCGGCAAAATCGAAGATAAAGAGTGCCATGTCAAGTGACTTGATGCATCTAAAGTGTTCAATGGCATCATCTGAATCATCCAGATTAAAGGTTAGTGTTGCTTTCATCTTACCTGTAGTTTCTTGAGTGAATGTAAGTGACCTATATGCTTGACAAAGCCCCGGCACAATGTGAAGCCAATGTAGCCAGCTTCATAGTACTTCTTATTGTATTGCTTTTCTGCATAGGCATGGTCATTATCTCTCCACTCGCAGAAGCTGCTGAACTTACCAATAGCCTTGTAATCAGCCAGCCTTCGAAGACCAGGATTCCAAGTCATGCCATGCCAATCTCCCTTGTACCTCTGGGCTAGCTGCTGATACCTGACTGCTTGCTTTGTCAGCTTGATGCCAGCTATGACAGTGTGATTATTGCGGTCTTGCGGATGTCTTATCCAGACACATGCTGCCTTAGGCTCAGCCTCAAGGACAGACTTAGAGTTGGCTATGAATCCATCATGGAAGAACTCCCAGTCATCCTCACAATGGAAGATGTAAGGAGTCTCTACCTTAGAGTAGAGCGTGTCTATGGCATGCACTTGTCCAGCCCGATTACTCAATGACCATTCAGCCATGATTTGCCAATGCCTCATGAGGAATCTGTCTAGCTCTTTACCTATGACAGCATCAATTGCTCCGCTATCATCGTGAATCAGGAAGGCTGCCGGAGGCTGACCATCCCAATAGGTGACCAGACTGCTGATGGTTTTCTCAAGCAAGTCCCATCTACCACAGCTTGTAAGACAAACAGTTACATCTCTATTTGACATAGTTAATAAGTTTAATGGCTAGCATGGTAATTAGTGCAGCGTAGATCAGCCAGAAGGTAGACTGGAAGGCTGCTTCTTTAAGGTTAATCTTCATAAGGCAGAAAGTATGAGTTGTCAATCAAAGTTAAGCAAGTCTGAGGATCAAAAACCTTATGCCTTTTCTCTCCCCATGCCTCATGCTGATTGTAGTACTGCATGGGTGAAAGCTCAACCCCATAGATGATGAAGTTCATCTGCTCTGTCTCCAGAAGGTAGCTCATGTTATAGATATCTCTGCCATCCTCATTCCAGAGGAAGTAGATACTTACCTTACCACCATATAGCCAGATGGCTGTCTGTATGGTCTTGATGTCTTTGGTCTTGCAATCCACATAGACCTTGCCGACCTCTGTCCTGACTTTTACTGATTCGAAATTCATAGATATATTGGTTAGATTTGTGTGCAATAAAGGCAAAGAAAATATATCTGCAAAAATATTTTAAATAAATTATGCCAGTCTATGACTCTACTTCTGCATTCCTGAGGCAACAGTTCAAGAACTTCGCCAATGCCTCTCAGGCTGATAAGGTGCTGAGAGCTGCTGCTCTTTATGCTGCTCCTGCTGTTCAGTCAAGAGTCCAGCAGGATGGGGAAAAGTCTGATGGCTCTTCCTTGCCTCCTTATGACTCAGGCAAGTCATTTAGTACCAGCAGCCCCATAGGTAAGAAGTTCGGTGACATTGCTAATAAAAGGCAGCAGAAAGCCTTTGGCAATGCTGACTCATTTGGCAGCTATAAAGAGTACAGGCAGAAGCTAGGCAGGCAAGTAGCCTACATGGACTTGACCTTAACCGGAGACATGTGGGCAGCGTGGAGACCTGTGCCAATTAGTGACAATGCCTATGGGGTTACCTTTGTCAGCACCGAACAAGCAAAGGTAGCAGGCTACTTGGAGCAGAGATTCGGTGCTATTTTTGAACTTTCAGATGAAGAGCTTGACCAAAGTCTGAAAATTATTAATAGGCTGGCAATTCAATACCTGAGTAAATGAAGGTTACTAAGATCACCGTAGAGAGCGCATTGAAGGACTTGTGCCAGAACCTGGCAGGCACATTCAATGGCAACACTATGCTCAACTATGGTGAGTCTGTGGAGAGCATTCTGGAAGGCAGTGCTGGTAACTATGTGACCAAGGATGGGCAGACCTATTGTGCTGTCAATGATACCTACCCACTAGTAGTGTTCTATCTCCGGGAATCAGCATCAGTAGAGGCAGCTCCTGCCGGAGGCAGAGCTAACAGCCTGCTTCGCACAGTCAACTTCAAGCTCATTGCTAATTCAACCTATGAGAATGCTGAGTTCGGCATCACCTCTATAATTAATCGCACAAAAGGCATAACCTATGCAGGCACAGACTACAATAGTAAAGCAATCGCAAGCCAGTACTTCGGACTTGCAGAGCGGAACTTTGAGACTTACTTCTTCGCAATTGACTTCTCGGTTACCGAAAGGATCAGCTGTGAAGTTGCCTGTTGATGCTATCTACTTTATAAGCCTGCCTAAGGCCAGCCAGAGAAGAAACAGATTGTTTCACACCATCCGGCACATAATTGACAAGCATGGCAATGCTCCGCAATGGATAAAGGCTAATGATGGCAATAAGCCCGGTCATGTAGTAGACAATAGTCTGAAGAAGTCTAAAAAGAGACCTAACATGTCTCTTGGAGAGATAGGCTGTTGTGCTTCTCACCGGGAAGTCTGGACAAAAATTGTCCAAAATGGGCATCAGTCAGCTTTGGTTCTGGAGGATGATGCTAGGTTTGAATGGCCTAAACTTGAGGCTCTGGTTGAGCATTATGATAAGCTGCCAGACTTTGATTTTCTTCACTTAGGCTGGGAGTATTATGCAGGCTATAAGGAGCAGACCATTGAGAAGGTAGCCATACCAGAGCTGCCTAATCTCTGGAAAGGAGATGGCATGTGGCTTACTCATGCCTACATAATTACCAATCATTGTGCATTGGATTGGCTAAAGAGGACAGTTGTCCAGACTAATGGCCTAGATGCTATGACTGCCGACATGCAGAGTAATTGCAATGCCTATGGTTTTAAGCCATGCATAGCCTACCAGGAGAGAGGCACATCAGGTACTCTCAGAAGTCAAATTCACCATACAGGGTAACTTAATTAAATTAATATAATGGATAATCTACAGTACATCCGTGATGCCATCAGACAGCATGGCAACCGGACACAAGTGAAAGTAGTTCGCTGGGAAATTAACCCAAACACAGGCGCACAAGACACACCTTATGAGGTGTCAGTCAATGCCCAGATTGCTCTTCGTGAGCTTCAAAAACCCGT